CAATGGTCTCAGGCGGAACGCCACCATACGTCTTAAGCGTTGACTCAATTTGCGGCGCAACCGTGCGTACTGCGGCTTTCTGATGTTGCTCGTTCTGCATGTAGGTAATGTATTCATTCATGCCCTGTATTTGCTGCTGATACGTTGCTTCGTTTTGCCGACGCTCCCAGTCCGAGCGAAACAAAAACTGATGGCTAGAATCTGTGGGGTCGAGCCCGATCTGCTCCATGTAGTCGGAAACCTGCTGCACGTTGTTGATGTCAAATTGTTGTTGCGGCTTTTGCTGCGGCTTTTGCATCTGTGCAAACTGCTGCTGAAGCTCAACCATCTGCTGATTAATCTGCCCCTGCTGCTCGACGAATTGCTGCATGGCGTCAGGAGACTGTTCGATTGCGGGAGGCTGTTCCGTGAGGGCTTCCCCCTGCGGGGCCTCTGCTGGTGGGGTCTCTTGCGGAGGCTGTGGCGACTGTCGCTGAAGCCCTGCCTGCTGTAACAGTTCCGTTACGTTCGGCTCTGGCGGTGCCTGCTCCAGGGCTTGCGCCTCACTGAACAGCACTTCGTCAACTTCACTGAGTGACATTTCAGAAGGAGTCGTTTCGTTTTCGTTGCTCATAAGACCAGATACTACAGGAAGTACCCTGTCTGTCAAACCACCACTCTATGTGGTGCCCGCTAGTTCTTCTGGTGATGGCAGCGGCCCCCCTTCCGCGTCTGGTAGTGTGGGCTCCATAATACCTTCATACGGGCCACCGCCTCCGCTGTATGGGCTTGCAAGTCCTGGCGCTTTTTCCGGCGGTGCTTCACCTGTAGGTGATTGCGATTGCCCCGCCAGCATTTGCGCCTCAGACGCATATGCCTGTGTTTGCTCAGCAACTCGCTCCTCGTGTGCCGCCAGGTGCGCCAGAAAGGTCTGTTGCGCTGCTTCTGGCAGATCGAGAAACTCCGTTGTCACCGCAAAGTCGGCATGTGTCTCGATGTGGCAATCGTGATTGTCTTGGTCTCGCATTTCTGGCTGAAAGAACGGGTCTTCGAGCATTTGCTCGTTCTCCATCCGTGCTCGAGAATAATGCACCTCTTTGCGGTGCCTTGTTGGCGCATCTTCATAGTCGAGTTCAAGCACCTGGCGCAACGCCTTGGCCGAAGGATTCTCTGGATCAAACGCGCCCATTTGGTATAGCTCAATGCTTTCAGCAAAGCGCAGCGCTCTGCTGTTGGGCTTGCCCGAGAAGGCTTCCACAACAATCTCGGCCTCCAGGTCATAGTCCTCGCGGCGGAACGGCTTAGACAGTGTCCGGTTATTGTCGCCCAAAAGCTGCACCATCCTGCCGTCTGTGTAAAACCTTCGAGCAATGCCTAGGCACTTCACCAACACGCGGGCCATATCTCTGCGAAACAGCCCAATCTCTGGCTGGTGAACAGCCTTTTGAAATTCGTAAATATACGCCAGCGCTCGGCCAGAGTCATACCCTTGTGGAGGCTCTCCTCTCGAGATATCCGAATAGGTGGACACCGTTTGCAGCGTGCTCACCGCCTGGTTTTCGAACGAGAACATTGAGCCGGGAATGTCGGGCACCCTCATCCACTGCGGGGTATATCCCTGGTTGTATTCAATCATCTCGCCCGCCATATCAGAAAACAGGTCCGTATTGATGCCGGAACCGTGCGGCACCAAAAGAGGGGGAGAGAGCACTTTATCCAGCCATTCTCGACGCTTAGATGCTGATGTGTTGATTGAGCGCTGAATAGGAATAATATCCTTCACTACCCCATCAGGGTAAAGCCCATTAGGGATAACGTTTTGCCCCATCCTCATAACCCAGGGCCATTCATAGGGCAGGGGTGCAGCGGCAATAATTACATCGCCCGAGAAAACCAAAAGCCTACCGCCGGGGAACTGGTTACTGGGCTTCTCCCAGTACTCAACAAGTTCTACAAGCGTGTTCGCCTGCGCATGTGACGCGGTGCCTCCGCCCACTGGAGAGGTGTATGACCGGCCATCGTTCTCCACGATCTCCGAGGCGTTCTGTCCTGGCCCGTGCTTGCCTATGCTCCAGCGGCCCTTTGTTTTTTTGCCAAAGGCGTCGAAGGGGAACTGGTCGTCAAGTACCCGAGTTGGCAAGAGTTTGCGATGAAAGATGTGCGCAATCTCCTCCTCTGATTTTGCGTGCGGGTCAGCGAGGGCGGAAAGAATATCCACGTATTGCACGGAAATGTTGCCCTCCGCCTGTCGTGTGAACTTCGGAATATTAAAGTCATCCACCTGCGGTGTGCCGGTCTTCGGGTCAAGGAGGGGCACGTCTTTGTATTTTCCTTTATTCGGATCCCACAACACCTTATAGAAAACCGCGCCATGAACTTGTGCAGCCGTCTCTGCGCGCATCAGGGTCTCCTGATTAATCACCCCGTTGCGCAAGAAACTCCTCACCAACTTCTGCGATGCCTCGGCCCTCGCCAGCGAACGCTGGTCATTTGAGGCCGGCACAATCTCGGGGTTTGGCACCGAACGAAGAATGTCAGAAACCGCTGTCCTAACCGTGGGCCGCACATAATTCAAAACCTCTCGGGCTTCGTCCAAATCAAAGTCGTCCTGAATCCACCCAAGGGGAGACGTGGTTCCCCACTGAATGCCTCGATAAAAAGCCATCTGTTCTATAAGATAGGGAGAGCGGTGCGCGATGGCACCAACAGCATCATCGAACAATGCCTGCACCTCGCCCAACATCTCAAGCGCCCGCTTCTTGCTTAGTTGCTCAGCCATCTCATCCCTCCGGGTTTGTCACTCGCCCATTGCTGCCTATCTTTCTCGCTTTCATCAGCTTGGCGCGCATAACCTCTTGCTGCAAAGGCAGCTCGACATTCAACTGCCGCTCTCGCAAGTCGATGTCCCGCTTTCGCAGGTCGTGCTGCTCAAGCCAGAGATCACGAGGCAGCCCGCCAATCGGACAAGCCTCCTTGAGGTGGCTATACGTCGCCTCGGTAACCCGAGTAAATGTTTGCGCAATCTCCTCGTTGCTTTTGACCAGCAGCTCCACCGTTTGGCGGTGAGACTCAAGTATCCACCGAAACCCCAAAACCACCGCCGCTGATAGACCCAAGAGGCCAGCGCCTAAAATCCAGTTCATGCCTCGACCCTAGCACAACACAGCCCTGGTTCGCTATCTTCGTCTTCTGCTCAGGCCCTTGATCGATCGCCGCCGGTCTTTGTACTCAACTCTTTGCTGGTCATTTGCAATCTTTTGCAACACGGCTTTCCAGATTGAACTGGAGACTTCATCCTGTCCGCTTGCTTCTGCTGTCTGCGCCCATGCCCTGCGATTGACCGCAGGCGCGGCCTTGATGTGTCCAAAGTGTGCCATGGCGGTAGCCATTACACAGTCGTCGTGTCTACCTGTTGGCGCTTCCAGCTTTCCGTTGTTTGACTCAAAGGCAAGGTGTTCTTCGATGATTTCGTTCGAGTAAAAAACAAGACTCCCGTTTCTCACGGCCTCTTGAGTGTCAGACAAAATCCTCCCCTTTGTCGAACCGGTGACGAGAAAGCCAAATCGGAAGGTGTTGTTGTCTGCCGCTCGATTGTTAATGAGGTCCATCGTGGCACGATGGTAAATGTGCGGGTATCTGTTTTCTGCGATTCTCGTACACGCGGCCAGCCCTGGGCCGTTGGCCTCTGGCACCAGATACGCGTCGTTATACCACTCAGCCAGAAGGCAAAGCATTTCACCGAACGAGGGCGCAGGAACCTTACACCGAAGGGTCGCGACCTCCTCGAGTGTCGTCCCATCATGCCGATCGAAGACGATGGCCACACTCCAGTCTCCGCGCTTCAGTCCTTGGCTACAGTCCGCGCCAATGACATATGTTTTATGTTTCTCTGGCGGTGCCCAGATCGTGCAATTCTGCACCCCTGGGCTTACCGGCTTCGGATCCTCGTCTGGCGTAAACCGCAAGCAGGCTTTCGGCTTTACTGTCTTGGCGCGCAGAGCCATTCTTCGAAGCGCACGCTGCTGAAACCAGCGCGAGCCTGTCGTCTGAAATGCCGAAGACGGATTTTCGGGGAACTCTTGAGAGAAGTATTGTTCCGGAGGCAGGCCGTGCTCATTGGCCTGACAATCGTTTTGAATCTTTGTTCTCCTCCACTTTATCTGCTCAAGTGTAGTGTCGGGGAATGCCTTCAGCAGTGATAGCTCGTCCTCATCTAGCGTGTCTTTGATGTTGTTTCGTTCCCAGTGGAAGACTTTCTCTCGGTACGCCGGATCATCGAGCCAACTGTAAAAGAACCGAAAGTACCCATTCCACTCATTGATAGCCTGCACATCTTTTCGGTCGTGCGCCTTCATGGCCTCCTCAATCGTGAGCGCTTTTTGCCAGCGATCGTAGAATCCGCCTTGCGCGCCATTGCCTGTAGACTCTTCAATGACCATTGCGTGCGGTGGGCAGGCGGTCAGCGCGGCATTAACTTCCGCGTAGCTGTCATAAAAGGCTGATTCGGAGCAGTGGATAAAATCGAACTGGTCGCCACGGGCGGCATTGTCTGCGCCAGCGGTTGCGACCACGTACCTAGAGTTATGCTCCCAGGTGTATCCTTCGGTCTTGCTTTTATATTGCGCCGGCTGTCTGTACTTTTCCCATCTTGGTGCCCAATACCGGTAAAAGTCTTGCGTATATTTGAATGTTCTCCGCGCATTAGCGCCCTTATGAGCCATCACCATCACGCTCACATTGGGCGCAAAGTTGGCTTCTAGGTAGAATCTAGCGCCAACGTAGGAGCTCACCCCTGCACGACGACACTTTGTGATTACAACGCGTACCGGGCCGTCTGAAATCTCCAGCTCTGGCGCTTTCTCACTGAAGTGACTCAGCACTTCGTCAATGTTTCTCTCGTGCATTTTCTTGACCATCGTCGAAAACATTTGCCGAGTGTTTATCTTTAGTATCTTCGCAATCCTGTCTTTGTCCTTCGACAGCAAGACGTTCTTGATTAGGCGGAATGCTCTGGCCTGCTCAATAAGATCGTGCAGTTTAAGCTGGCAGTTGTTGAGTGCCAGGGGCACAAGTGCGCCCTTCTTATCTCGGTGCTCAACCAAGATAAGCTGTTGCATGGCCGAAACCTTGTCTTCAATGAAGCGCTGGTGTTGCTCTACATCGTAGGGCTCAACGTGCAGTTTTTTTTTACGGCCCATAAATCGAGGTGTACAGGTTTGGCGGATAGTTGAATTTGCCTCTCACTCGAGGGTGTCGGTCCATGACACTGCCGCCGAATTGGTATCGTGGCACGGCTTCCGGCTGCGGTGTCGGGAGATGCGAGTATCCCAATGACTCAAGAGATGCCGGACCTTCTCGTGTCCGCCAATCTCTGCCAGTGGCTCCGGCTGTCGCTGTCGCTACCGGATTCAATCCGTGCCCTCGCGCCATAAATGCCGACGGGTCACCGGAATCCATTGCCTCTTCTACTAAGGAGGGAAGTCTCTCGCTTATACGCTGGAGCCCTTCGTTGAATGCCGAATAGTCCTGGCCTGGGGGCACCAATTCACGTCTTGCGGATCGACCTGGGCTGGGCGCAGCCGCAACCTGCTTGGGTGGCGCAATGTCTCTCGACGGAAGCACATCCAGCTCACGCAGCGGCGCAGAGACCACCTTCGAGGTATCTGGTAACGGATCGGGCATGAAGCCCTCCGTGCCATACGGACCCTTGTAGGTCTTTCCTATTGGACCAGCGGCGTCAAGCGCCATACGAGCTACCTGTCCAGCATCGCTGACTGCTTTCTTTGGTGGCTTCTTGGGTGCGCCAAAGAGGTCAACATACACGCCCGGTCTGGTTTCCAGGTCTGCGGACACTTCCGGCAGCTTCATCCCCGGCTTGAGGTCTGTGCCTCGAGTCTTCAGCTTCTTGCCCTTGCCTTCAAGGTTTAGCGAGTCTGCCCAAACAGCGGCCTGCCTCCATACCTCTTTCTTGGTCGGCTTTTTGCCTCCCTGAGACAGATGTGCCGTGGCAATATCTGTAAGCGTGTCGTTCTTTTTGACCACATAGGGCTCTTGTGCTGTCGCAGCCTCTTGTGGTTGGGCAGCTAAGGTGGGCGGCACCCCGGCAGTGGTCCCTTCTGGCCCGAGTCCCATGACGCTCTGCGCTGGGGTTTGGGCTGGTGGGCCTGCGCGATAACTCATTCTTCCGAGTGGGGATCCGTATGGGTCTTCGGTCATTAGCGGCTGCTGCGGAGGCTCAACGCTTTGGCCAGAGAATTGGGCGTAACTCGCATCAAACTCTGCCTGCTTTCTCGCCGCATCTCGCTCGGCCTTCGACTGGGCCATCTTGCCTACGCCGCCCAAAAACCCTGCCGCGCCCGTGACTCCTGCGGCACGACTGCCTAAGGGCGATTTGAGCATTTCAATGTTCTGGCCGCCCATTCCTGCAGGCACCCGTGGAGCACCGGAAGTCATGTATTCTGCGCCTCTCTGAAGAGGGGTTCCGGCGCTTGGGTCGGGAAGGCCCAGCGCTCTCCTTTGCGCAGCACTCCTAAGCGGGTACTGGGACTCTTTGGCCGCCTTTGCTACCGACTGCTCAAAAGGCACTCTTGCGGTTGGCCTTACTGCGGGCGCTCGCTGTAGCTGCTGGAGTGGCGTGCCTGCTCCTGGGCGAGCCCATCGAGCCGCAGACCGCCCCAGTCCCATAGGTGCTGCCCCTGTAATGGGCGTTCCAAGCTGCTCAGGGCCGATGAGTTCTCTGGCCATCGTTCCAAGAACAGGAATACCCAGCAGCTTTGCTTGCCATTCGGGGATAAGCTGCCCGGTTCT